AGTTGTGGCCATAATAGGTGCGTTACCAGTCAATGAAATATCAACACCGGGTCCTTTCTGCGTCCAAGGCAATGCCGAAGTGAAGTAATCATGGCGCTTACCACGAGGTGGACAAGCCAATCCAGGGACAATATTAGAACCAGACGTAAACACCCAAGCAGGTTGCTCAGAAGCTCGAGCAGAATTCAATACCTCATTAGTGTCACCTTTCTGAATCTTAACGGACTTTTGAAGATTTTCATCTCGGAACCATTCATTCCATATGAGGTATACAGCGCGGAATGGAAGGGCACTAATACCGGACAAGTTGTTAGTGGTATTAACAGGCAAGCCGAAATAGTCCCAGAGCGAACCTACGTAATTATTATTGGAGTTAGCAGCAGCAGAAACAGTAGGGATGACATAATCAGTTCTATCGTCGGGGTCTTCCTGTTCGAAGCAGAAATTCTGCCAGTGGTCCCAGACAAGGCGATTTGGGACAAAAAAGAAAAACCAGTCCAGATAAATATTATCCATGATAGGCTTAATAGGAGTAGCCAAGCGAGCGAAATAATTAACAGACATACGAGCAGTATCGCCAGGCAAAACCTCGTCAACAAATACAGGTATAAGCTTGCCTGAATTGAAAGTTGTCTTATAGACGTGAGAACGGTCGAATTTAGTTCGACGCATATACATCGCAGGAGCATCGCTGAAGCGATGTCCTCGAACTCTAATTTTACGAGCCAAATTTTCACCTTCTTTGAAGTGTAAACCTAATAATTAACCTAAAGCAAAACATTCTTAGGTTTTAGATTATTTTTGCGTCACCTACGCCAGTTACATCAAGTAAGTAACTGGCTTCGGTGACGCCTATTTTTGTGTTTCTGATTGATTTTCAGTTAAAGTGTTATCTTTTTCTTGTGTATTTCCTGTACTAGCGAACGATTGATGTTCGACGGTAGACTCGTTGCTACCATACAGACCTTCTCGTTGGAGATAATCGAGAGTTTCAGGGTTATTCAATTGGCTGATAAAATTCATAGGATCGTGATCGAATTTAGCTCGAACGTAAGCGGGCAGACTGTAGAATTCTTCACGGACTCCGGAGACAAGTTCGAGAGCAGTACTGTAGTCACCGGGAAGTGTTGCATCTCCGAACTGAAGAAATGCGTACTGCGAACTATCACCAAGATCTAACGTAGCTATGCCTTTCTGACCGTCGGCATACTTATTCACGATATAGTTAATATCAGTTTCATCCTTTTCGTCCTGAACCGTGAGGGAGGGCATAGTGAATTCAATGCCGCAATGGTCATGCTCTTCTACGGGATCATAAGCTGTCCTAAACTTCATAGTTTCACCTCCTTTCGCAGGCGCCTAGACGCGGCGGGCGTGGCGTACAAAAAAAGGGCGATCTCTTTCGAGACCGTCCTTTTTCTGATACGCTCTTTATTATAGTATCATTTAATAGGGTCTTTGTCAAGATCCTTAACATAGTCTACGGCGCGACCAACCAATATAGGAACGCGGGATTCGTCAGAACTTTCAATATAGTAACGGCCATCAGTATCGCCAAGGTTACCGACATAATGAAGACTGAAGTCTTCAGGATAACTGTTAATAAGTGTCTTATCATCGTTAACTAGTCCTTCGAAAGCTCGCAGAGCAAGCATGTCATTGTGGTAGACCTGTGGAGGGCTGAACTGTTCAGCCTTACAGTCATAAATTGAATATAGTCTCAGCAGAACCATCTCCTTTTCTAATTGAAACCAAATACCTACGAATCATGAGATATAGCGTAGCTGATATGACATAATAGTCATTATCGAGACGAATAACTCTAGAATCATCAGGCTTAAGGCGATAAGCGGCATATTTGCTGCCGCGAAAAGAATAATTGAAAAAAATATTACGCTTACTACAGAAATTTTCAATAGCTTCCAATTCGCTAATAAGCATCACCTCATTTCTGACTTAATGATAACACGATCACAATACCTTGTCAAGCTTTCTGCCGAGAAAATGCTTGTATTTGCCTTCCTGAACACGACAACGATCAATCAATCGCTCGAAAGTATTGTTCTCCAAGTTATGAAGCATCTTTTCGACGCGGTTATTACGAATGTATTCCATCCAGTGAGGATGAGTTTCATCGAATTTATTGTCATAATAACGAGGAGGACGCATCTTCTTACCGTTGATGACAACGAAATCATTAGCATAACACTCTTCACCATGCTCTTCAAGCCATTTTCCGCCTATGCCAGGACGATTGGATGTCAGCATAAACTCAGGTGTACGGCCTTTATAATGATCAGCAGCTTTACTACCTGTCTGTTTCTTCACTATGTAGCGCGCGACATAAGCAGCAGCGTCGAAGCTAAACTCGCCAATAAGGTGCATACCGTATTTCCAGATTTTCGAAAAACGAGCAGAAGTATAAGTGTTATAACCGTCTGTACGGAACCAAAAAACTTTGTCGCTGAAATCAATATTAAACAATATGTAATGATAATGGGGACGACCATGAAGTTCACCATATTCACCACAGCCGAGGAAACGAATACCACTGCCATACTCACGACGAAGATTTTTCATGAAAGTCTGATGAAATTTTTTGCTCAAACTTCTGTCATGCGGCAGATGATAATTATCGAAAGTGCAAGTAACGAAATAAGCTGAAGACGAAGTACGGGCTTCATGAACAGCACGGACAGCCCATTGTCTACTATTTTCGAGACGACAGCCGATACATTGCTTACAAGAACAACGAATGAAACGGCTATCGCCAGCAAGTTCAGGATGAGAGGAAAGGCTGCCGTAGAAGGAATAGTGTTGCTTACCATTTTTCGTAACTGCTCCTTCGACTGGGTACATGAGGATAGGATTATAACATACCATACTTATCACCTGTACCGATTGTATCAGGATTTAGTCAGAATGTCAAATCCTAAATCCACCTCGTCCTACTCTTTTGAAATTTCTGCGACGAGATTTGGAAGTGCGCCGAAAGAGACGGCGAGAACCACGCTTAGACAATTTTCGACGTCTCATTTAGAATCCCTCCAAGAACCGAAAAAACGGCTAGTTTTTTTAGGATCGCTCTTATTAGCAACTGGCTCAACAAGTTGCGCAACATCGGCTTGAAAGTCCGAAGCAACTTTCTTCGCAGTAACAGTATTTGAAGAAGCTTTACCTTTCAGAGCTTCAATAAGGTCCACAACTTCCTGAATGAATGGGACAACGACTGTGACGATGAAAGTAAGAATCATAGTAGTTTTGTTGGACATATACACCACTCCTTATTTAAATAAATAACCAATACCGCGAAGAATGTGACCAAGGCCTGAATTACCAACGCCTAACGAATCATAGAAATCAGCTTCCTGCTTCGAGAGACGGGCATTTTGGACCGCGAAGCCCGCGGCAGAATTAGACTGATTAGCTGAAGCTATATTGGAAATTATGCCAGAGCTTAGGTAAGAACCTTGAAGCCGGAGATTCTGGAGTTCCTGATCCATGCGCTGAAGCTCATAGCCTAAACGTTTCTCATAAGTCTGCTCAGCTAAATTTAAATTATTAGCTTTAATGCCATTGTCGAGAACTATTCCATGGGTCGCCTGACGCGTAGAATCGGCTTCTGCGACGTTTTTATCAATCTGCGATATTGCAAGATGCTCGGCGTTCTTAGCTTGCCTTTCAGCGGCACTGGAACTGCGAGCAGAGTTCATATTGGCACCTATGTCAGACATGCCAATGGTGCCTGCAGAAGCTCCTGCTATAGAGCCACCTATACCATTGGTGGCAGCAAGAATGGGATTCAGACCAGCGGCACGCATATCATCAACAGCCCACTGATAACGATGCTTATAATTATCAACATTAAGTTCGTTCTGTAAGCGAATAGCTTCCTCGTTATACTTAGATTGAATTGCAGACGAGCCTAAGTTGCCAAGCATAGAACCAGCTAAATTGCCTAGAGTACTAGTTAACCAAGACATAGCATCAGCTCCTTCTAGAAGTGGTCTACAAGACCAGGAGTACCGAACATAGGCATAGGACGCACAGTAGTGTAACGGAAGCCTATATCAAGCAAGAACTCAGGCTCATCTTGAACGGCAATAATGCGCTTAACAGGTGGATTTTCCGTAATGAATTCCTCGTTTAGAGTAGGAGCATTACTGAAAAACTGTGAAAGATGCCAGACATCAAGGTTACCACCAGTTACAGAGCTACGGAATTTACCGGTGATCTGCGAAGGCTTGTAACGATACTCGGCATAACGTTCCTGATAACCAAAAACAGTAGTATCAGCTTCAGTACCCTGAGCATAAATCTCGCGAAGCTCAATAGCCTGTTCACCAAGATGGGCGAATGTCGGCCAATAGAAATCATAGACCGTAGAGCGAAGCCACATCTTATTGATGCCCTGCTGATAAGTGAGGTCGGCACGGGCACAGACGAAGCCTATAATATAGCCGTGTTCGACGAAAGACTTAGTGAATCCATGGAAATCGGACGCAGTAACGCCATAAGCGGAGAGATTGCCTTGAGGAGAGGTGTCGTCAGTTGCGGAAGTCTGAGCTATTGGATTGACCATAACCATCTTAGTGAAGGAGCCTAGAAATTCCGGACGCTGAAGACGAGCGTCCGGAGAAACAACGCCGAAGAAAGAGCGAAGCACTTCAGTGTACCGACTACCACCGCGAGCAAGGCGCTCATAGAACTTCTGCATCTGAAAAGCAGTGCGAAGGCCGTTGATAGTGATAGCGGAAACATCAGAAAGATCAGCATACACAGAGCCTGAAGCCACATCAGAAGGGGCGGTATTCCAGGTCATGGCAGCGAACTTAGTGCTGGAAGCACCATCACGGGCGTAATATATGCCAGGCACATGAGGAGCAGGCTGAGTATTAGTTGTGGCCATAATAGGTGCGTTACCAGTCAATGAAATATCAACACCGGGTCCT